CCCAGCCTGCGTATGAGCCTGGCCATATGGAGTTTGTCAGTAAGACAACTCCACATGTGACCATCTACATAGGGTCTGCCATCGATGAGCCTAAAGAAATTGAAGCTCGGTGGTCCAGGCATTTTTATGCCTTGGACCGTAACCTTCATAGGAATTTCTATGAAATCGCTGGTTCGGCTTACGTATCGGCATCGCAAGCTGTGTCCGACCATCGGACGATCATCAACGCTAACTACGTTGAGACCGTCGCCGAACTCGGCGAGCTAATAAGGCTTATGCCTAATCTAGCTCCGATCGAAGATTTCCTCAGCTTGCTCCCACAAGGTCGTCTTATCGCTGGCACTATCAGAATGATAGATTTTGCCAGTGACACGTACTTGCTTGCGCAGTACGGGATTTTGGCTTATAAGAGTGATATACTCGAATTTGCCAAAAAGTACGATTCTATCGCCAAGAAATTGCGCGATAAGCTTCGTGCTGACCTTGACCTACGTGGGAAGTTCACGTACACTTTTCCCGAGGGTGACGTTCTCAGTGGCTATACTCTTACAGTAAGGAGTAAAGTCATGATTACGTTCCCGGTTGGATCAGTGTCTTCAGCATTACTCCCTTTCGAAGCAAACGGCATCTTACCGACGCCGAGTGCTTTATGGGACACCATACCATTCAGCTTTGTTGCTGACTGGTTTACCAACAATTCAACACGTTGGGATCTTGGTGAGGCATATGTTCATGCCTGTTTTGCTCAAGTACACTATTGTGTACATAGTTATACCCTCCAGAAATACTTACTCGCGGCAGATCTGCCTGAGTCGTTAGCCGATTACAGATTGGCTACCGGGGCTTCGTACAAGTACTACATCCGTACAAAGTCCAAGTATTTTCCTTCTCCGAGCTCTGGCCGTTATGACTGGCTAGCGCCGGCGGGGGATCCACCGCCTCTAGAGGCGGGGGCTCTATTGTGGTCATTAATACGACGACAATAACCCATACCGTCCTTCACCAGTCATGGTGAATAGGGAGGTGTAACTGTCACGCACCTCTCACGATTACGCGAAAGGCGAATCAAATGACAATCACTACAACTCTACAGAACCTCAGCGGGGAAACCCCCGTTGCGGTCAATATCGCGCCACACCCAGAAACTTGGGGCGAGGCGGGATATGAAGAGTCAAACGGGATGCGTACAGCGACTGCAAAGATCATCGGTGATGATCCTGAGTATTCGCTGGTACGTAAGATCTCGGCACGTAGTGCCAAGGTTTTCCATCCCGACCATCCCTCCGACATTCGTGCTGGAATGCGCTACACAGTGGGCGTTTACACAACGTCCAAAGTGGAGGATTCCGTCACCGGGCTCATTTCTTATGAGCCCGTCGAGGTTACTATCAGCATTTCTCATGCTGGTTCTACCTTCGACAATGTCGACGACCTACTCCAGTTCATCCTGTCGGCTGTGTCTGAACTATATGACACTGTCACGACTGGTGTACCGGATACGGTCATCTTGGCCAAAGCGAGCCTCGGCATAGTACGCGTAGACTAAGTGTCCACTCTTCGGGTGAAACTTTCAACCCGGAGTGGCACAGTCTCGCTATTGCTATGCCCACGCGAGCTTGGTCGAAAGGCAGGCCTTCCCGAACAACATTGGGAAAACGCTGCGCTCCTACAAGGGGCGTGGTTGGCTCTCCTGTGTGATAGTCCTCTTCCTGG